TAGCTTTTTATCATTGCTACTATTGCTTCGGGTGATTGGTAGACCATTTTCACCTGATTTTGTTGGTCGTTAAAATTGTACTCTTTTATAGCTGCGTTTAATGAGGCTGCCTCCGCCGCATTGTATAGTAAATCAATTATTGCATTTATTCTTTGCAGCCTTGCCGTTTTGTCCGCTATATCGGGCATTCCGGGATAGGCTGTTTTTTCAAACCAAATTATCATGTTATGCGGTTTTAATATTAGTTGTTTTTGCTGTTGAAATATCTAATGGAGCGGGGGGTGTATATGGCACAGTAATAGTTGCAAATGCCGCAGCGATATTAGTATTTAAAGCAGTCAAATATAAGCCTAATTTAGTATCCAAAGCCTCAAACTGCGTTAAATGGTTTGCACCACCTAACAATTGTATTTCACTTGCAGTTACAATTGTTTCATTAGTAGATGTAATTTTTATTTGGTCGTCTGCTGTAAACCCAATGCTACCCCCTGCAAATTGAGCCTTAGCGGTAATTGTCGCGTTTTCATCTGTGCAATAGATAATAGTTTCACCTGCATTGGATGTACAATTACTGTTCCCGTAACCTACAACTACTTGCTGACCCTTATTGCTTGTTTCGATAAGTAAAGCATCTGTATTAGGCAATGGACAACTATCAATACCAAATGGGCTGTAATGCTGTTTTTGCTTAGGTATCAAATCGAAAACCTTAGACGTTATATACATATAACCTCCCTTTAACTCGCTTGATACCGTTGTGGTTATATAGTTCATAAATCTGTGAAGTTGTTAAACCCGTTAAATCCTAATGGCAATGCTGACCCTACATTTCTGTCGGTTTCTGCAATCGGCGCGGGTTGGTTAATGAATATATTTACAGGTGGTTGCCCGTTATAAACTTCGGGTACAACACAATTTAAAACGCACGTATCTGATGCAGCATTACCCGTAAATGCAACTGATTCAATAAAGAACTTTGTTTTTTTGAACAAAAAACATTCATCGTCTTTTACAGTTATGTATGTATTAGGCTGAAATAGAATGTACTTTGTTTCACCATTTGCTTGTTTAACTGGTAACTGCCAACCTTTGATATATATCTTTAGCTGTATAGCTTTTAATTCTTTGGCCAACTCTGCATTAACAGTTAGTGCATTTTGCTCACCCGTACGCTTTATAAATGATGTTGGTCTATAAGCCGTACCCGCTAACAACTTTTTACGATCGACCGCCATCACAAAGCTATTTTTGTGGCTTACATCAGGGCTTTTATGCTCTTGAATGTCTAATGCTTGCTGTCTTTCGTTATAGTCAAATTGGGGCTTTAATTTGGGTATTACATACGGATTATTAATGCTTACAGGTGCCTGACCTTGCTCTAAACAAGTTATAGTACTGTGCATTTCTTGCCCGTTGCAAAGTAGTTCTATCTCATAATCAGGGCTATTGCCCGAAAAATCAAATACAGGGGCTTGGTCAATAGCCCTTGTCATCCATAATCCGCCAGCCTTAGTATGTGAAAGTATTATATTCCTTTCATTGGCTAATTCAGTAAGGTAAGCTAATGCGTTTGTCGAGCCTTGCGCGTCAATGTCTGTCGTGTATGGTTTACGGGCATCTTCTAAAACCGACTTATCAACAGTTAAAGGCAATGCAAAGGCATCGCATATTGTCTGCGCTATATCGAGCAATGATTTGCCGTTAAATTGCACTTGAGGGGCAAATACCACATTCCCTTCGCCATCTTGCAGATAGTTGCAGTCGCGCAATACCCCAGCCAATGAACAACCCGTTATATTAGTTAGGTGTTTTTTTGAACTTGATTTAAACGAAGGGGAATAGATAACGCCTTTAATCAGCGTTTCCCCGCTATTGGCAACTACTTCGCATTGATTGTAAGCGAATGGTAAAAATATCTGCCTATGTACTTTATTGTATGGGTCAAAGTATAGGTCAAATGAAAATGTAGACACAACGCTGTTAAACATCAATGTAACATTGATATTTTCGAACTTGTCTATCGTTTGACCTGCTACTTTTAGTACCATTATCTTTTATTATACTTCCTTGTTTTAACCTCTGGTTCTGTTGTTTTCTCAATTGTAGGCTCAACTATTTGGGCTACTACTTCAACCTCTTGCAATTCCCTTTTAAGGAAATAAAGCCCGTTAAAAATAGCGTAGTTTTCCCACCCTTGCGCCCCATGCTCGTTAAGGTCTGCAATTATGTCGTGTGTGTTGCTTGTAATATGCAATCTCTTGTATTCGTATTTTTTCATGACTATAATATTTGTGAGTAATAAACTATCTTTCTACCTTTTTTTACTTGTAACATTTCTGCTGGCCCCGCTTCGTTTTCAGCAATCAATCGGCTTATAGTACTATCATCTGGTTGTAAGCCGTAAATCTGTGAAGCTATATAAATCCAATTGCTATCTTTTGTTAATGCAACATATTGCTTTTGCTTGGTAGAACCCGCTACTTCAAATAGCCTTGTAACGCTAAATTTAACCAAATTGGTAAGCGTGAAAAAAGTATAACCGTCAATAAAGAAACTATCCAATTCGCCGCCCGTTGCAGTTTCTAACACCTCAAAAGCTGTTACAACTTTATTGTAAGCTGCTATAATACGTTTGATAATGTCGAGTACTTGCGTATTATATTCAATATCGGATGGTTGTATATTGTAACTACTTGCCCAACACATTGCGTTTAGTAAGCAACAAGCCTGATTTTGTATTAGCTGTTTTGCATTTGGCAACCTTAAATTAGCAATACCATATAAAATATTATCCAATTGGTACTCTAAAAAGCTGATACGATTATGTAAAGTATCTTGCAAGTAAGCGGGTAACGATAATAATGCCTGTAGCCCTGCAATTGCCCCGCCTAAGTTATCAAGTCCATTTGTAATGGCTGCGTAGCTTTGATTGTAGGTATTTAAATACTTTTCATAGTCGGATTGTACTTTAATGTACCCTGCAACAATGGTTTTATAACCGCGTGCAAGCTGCTGCATACGGGTTATATCTTTTACCTTTGGTACTTCTACCTCGGTTAAATACACATCGGTATAACCTTGCTCAAGTAATACATACTGCCCCTGTATTTTGTCAATTTTAGACCCTACAAACTTAACATTTGTTTGTTGTATGGTTTCCTGTACATTGCAAGTAATACGGGTAACATTGAGCAAGTTATCGCTATTGTCGTACAATATAGGCGTTACAGGCTGTACAACTATCCTTTCATATAATGGATGCTGAATAGTCCACGGGTTGCGATTATTAGCTGACTTCCTAAACTGTTTTGCTACCTCTACATGGTCATCTCCTTGTATGTACAACTCAATAGAATATACATAACCCATAGGGTTGCGCTTATCTATTAATGTTCCTTTAATGTTTTTGAAATTAAATACAGACGTGTTAAACTCCTGCGACAATGTGGCATTTTTCATTATGGGGGTATATCGCTGTCCATCGCCTGTAACAAGCGTGAATTTTACATTCTGATATAGTTCTGCCCATGTTGCCATAATTGCAAATATAGTTGTTTATCTTGTATTTGGTGGTGGTGCCTGTAATGCCTTTTCGGCAATATCTGTAAATATTTGTGCCATTTTAGCCGCGCTTTGTTCGCTTGCTTTAGCCATAAACCGAGTAGGCTTAACCGATACCTTACGTTTACCCTCTATGCTGTAGAGGGGTTCTGCCTTTATAAACGTGTAGCCAACCGTACCTGATGCACTTATAACGCTATACCTGCTAATGTCTTTAATCTGCCATAACATACGACTGCCCGATCTGTTTTTCAAAGTGCCAATAACAAACCCGCCAACGCCTACCGCCGTAGCTGCTGCGTTCCATTTTTGACGCGGCGATTTACCCGCAAACTTGTTAGCGTCTTTTACAATAGGGTTTAACTTTGCTAATGTGTAAGCCTCTTTTACATTACCTCTTGCAGTCCTTGCGGGCTTCATGGGGATATATGCGCGTTTATCAATTTTGCCGCCGTACTCCTGCTCTTGCAAATCCTGCGCCGCGTGTCCACTGTTTAGCTTATTGGTAGGTGCAAAAAAACCAACCTTTGAGCGCATATTGTTAATATCAAATCCGCTTGCTTTCTCGACCGTTGATGTAGCTTTAAAAAACGTTGGTTTGCGCTTTTTAAATGCCTTATCACTTGTTTTTGGCATGGTTACTTTCTTAACATCAAAAGCCACCGCCGATAACGTTTGTCTAACCGCTACGGGTAACTTCGACCTGCCCGCCTGCTCCAATCTTGCAGCATATACGGCGGCGGCTCCTGTGTTAATGTCTATCTGTAACATTATGCCGATGTATTGAAAATAATAGCGTTCAAGTCTATACGGGTGCCAACTACTGCTGGTACTTCGGGGTCTAATGCGTATTTTACTACTCCCGCGCTTGTTACCATCAATACTCCCGCGCTTGTTGTGGGTCCAGTAGGGTTATATTGTGCCGCTACGAATGTAACTGCATTTGTCGGCCTGTATGCGCCCGCTGGTAGTGTAAAAAACTCGTTCGTTGGGGTTGTAGTATTAGTTTCCAATACTCCCCTAACATACACATTGCCAAAACCATCTTTACCGTATGTTACGGGGTAAACTACATCAAAATCAGCATTGATTGTAGGGGTAAACCATGTAATATACAACGGGTCAACTACGGCGGCAATTTCTATGCCTATTGTACCAATAAGAGATTCAAAAACCTGATAGCCGTTTGTGCCGTTATCGGGTAACTCATTCGGTACTACTGCGGCATAAGCTGCCAACCTTTGCGCAAACTGTATTAGGTCGGTTACCATCTTGCGGTTAACTTTCGTGCCGCTTGGGTTATCCTTTACGCTCCCATAAGGATAAGCCCCACCAGGAGCAACTACGCCGCCATCAAAATTCGATATTTTATACATATACTACGTTTAAAAATGCTGCTAAATGTTGTGCCTTTAATCTTAAAATCATTTGCCTAAATTCTGCCTTTCTTATTAGTGGAACTTCGGCGGGTACGTCCGTCAATGTGCTTGCAATGTAAAAAATTCCATGCCAATTAGCGCCGGGGTCAAACATTGCGTCTAACTCTTCCTCTATATAGTTAGCCACTACAGTTATGCCTTCGTCCGCCCACTCATCACCCAAATACGCCTCGTCCAAATAGAAAGTATCAAGATAGGCTAAACTTGTTGGCACTCCAAAAACTTCTGACGGGCTGCGATTCAATGGGTTGTCGTAAACAAATACCATAAACCCCGCCGCCTGTAATTGTTCCTGCATATACTCGGCGGTTAACCTTACGGCATTATTGCCCGGATATCCCATTTTTGCGGCTATTGCTGCCATTCTTTCTAATCGTGTAGGTGTAACGCCTACCGTAGTTACACCCCACTGTTTAAGCCCTAAACGCCTTTCCCAATCGTTGCAATCATTGTCTAATGGGTCAACCGTGCCATCTGTGAAATTAGGGTTGTCAGGTAGCAAGCTATCGAACAAACCTTGTGCATTGATATAGGCATCTTCTAAACTTTCGTTTAAAGCTACCTGCAACTTTTGTAAGTCGCCCCTATCAGGCACGTTATAGGCTCTACCCTTTGGCGTGTTCTGCTTAAATAACGATAATAATTGATTGCCTATATATGACATTATGGAACAAATGTAACGTTAACTGATTGCAAAAATGGTATTTCACCGTCTAAAAATTGATAGCTGCTATATGGAGTTCCGCCTACTGTCATAGATGCGCCCGTGAATATTGCGCCCGGTGCCGCTTGCATGGCTATCACTATTATAACATACTTTTCGGGTGGTGCTAAACTTCCCGTAGTTGCTGGTAGTCCTACGCTGATACTATCGTTCTGTAACGCCAAATCGTCAATACCTGCAATAAATGGTCTTATACCGTTTACCGCTTCTATTAATGCGCTTTTAATCAATGTTTGGTTGTCTGCACTTATAGAACCTGCCCCGCTAAATTGTATTGTTATCTGTTTAACCGCTATCGGGTAAACTCTTGCATACGGGTTGCCTAATTGAACGCCCATCGGCTTACGTTCCCTGCCTGTAATCGGGTCATTAAGTATATGGTCGCGTACTGAATTTAACATAGGTGTGCCGGGGGTTCCGTAGCCGTCTGTACTATCAGCGGGGAACGCCTCAACAAACACGTTAACCTGCCAAACTGCGCCGCTTGCTGTGTATGGGTAAATATTAGCTACCCCCGCAACTTCACTCCCCCAAATACGGTAATCACCCGCAGCCCCGCCTAATGGGCTAATGCGCTGCCCTATATCAATTGCGCGTCTGTATTGCTCCGTTGTTTCAGCATCAATTGGGCTAACAGCTACGCTTGCGACCTCGATAGAATTGCTAACGTTAATTAGCGGTATAGTGCAAGTCAATGTATTACCTACTGCCAACTTAGCTATATTGCCCGCTGTGAGGCTTCTAACGGTTATTGTATCGCCTGTGCCTGTAAGTACATAGGTTGTATCAAGCTGGTAGATAAAGCCCGGTGAAAGGCTTGTATCATCGCTTGTAAATTGCGTTAATGCTTCTATTACTGCTCCTGCGCTGCCTGTAACGTTACATACATATTCCCCCTGTGTAGCTGGATAGGGGTCGCGTAAAATGAACGTGCGCCCAAACCTTTCAAGCGTGCCGCCTTGGCTTTCTGGGTCGGCTGTATCGTACCAAATGTTTTTTTGCGTACTGGCATTGTAATTGAATAAGGTTTTAATTTGCGTTGCCCATGTCCCCGTTAAACCATACAGAAAGTTTTTTTCATCTGTTGGGATAATGATAGAAAATGCAGTTTCGAGGCTTGTCTTAATGCCTGTATATATTTGCGATATAGATGGTATTACTCTCATTGCGTTATTCGGTAATTTAAATATGAACTATCGGGGTGCCAATTAATCGCTATTTCTTGACTGTCTATAAACACTGTAGCATCTAACTTGTTAGTGCTTGCAATCTTGCAAGTAACGTTTATTTTAGTTCCTTCAACTGCTTCTTGTAGATACTCTAAATCCTGTGCCATTGCTTGCTCGATCAATATACGCCCGCTGCTTGTTAATGGTGTTTCATTCAATACCGTTTCGGTACGTGATGTGAAATATTGATTTGGGTTATCTTCAAAAAGTATTTCGTTGAGCATCCATGTAACTCCGCCAAAATGCGCTAAGTATGGTTGATTTTCAAACCCATTTACGGTAACTACATCATTATTCCTAATGATAATATCTCCGCCGCTGCCAAATTCCTCTATCATTATATCAATCATGACGTAAATGTTTTTTCTACTTTAATATTTACAGGCGTTGCGCTTGAACCTGAATAGTTAGCGGAAATTTCGTTATCTGTAGCGTTTTTAACGGTCAATGTAAACTCATGTTCTTGCTTGCCGTTCATTAACATTGCAGTGCCTTTGTTCGCTGTATCTACAATAGGTAAAGTTTGTTGCACATTGTATGGATTAGTAAGGGCATCCATTGTGCTATCTTGCCGCCTTTTGGGTTCGTCATAGTATTTAGTACTAAGGCTATCAAATAGCTTTTGATACCGTTCATTTGGCTGCGTAGCTGCTTGAAACGTAGAAGGTAAAAACTTGGTTACCCCTGTTTTCTCCCTACGCATTTCTTTCTCAAAATCTGCCTTATTAACGTCTTTTGGTAGGTTTTGAGTAACTGCGGACAATCTCGCTTCGCCTTCTTGCGCCTTATCGTATAGTTTGGTAATCGTGTAAATCAATGCACCTATTGCCCCCAATCTTATTAAAGTAGTAGTTAGCGCGCCATTTAATACCGCCATACCTGCGGCGGCTCCCCTTGCGGCGGCTGGTATCAATAACAACTCCCCGTTTAGTGTGCCTGTTAATGTAGCAGTAAATCCACAAACAAAGTTATAAGCTAACAAAGCATTCTTCCATAATTCCCATGCCTTTGTGGCAAAACCAACGGCATAAGCTACGCCCGCAACCCCTAACGCCAATGCGCCAACTACTGCAACCGACTTTACCAATATACCTGATAAAGTTTTATGATTACGTGCAAAGTTGGTAACACCTTGCACTACCCATGAAAGTATATTACCAAATTTTTCTAATGGAGGTAACAACAAAGTACCAATAGTAATGCCTAATGATTGCGTTATGTTTTTCAACCTGCCCATCATTGCCGCCGCTGTTTGCTGCTTCTTAGCCGCCTCTTTAGTAAGCGAAGTCCCTTTGTCGTACTCTTTATTAGCTATCGCCAAAAGTTCCGTATATCGCTCCGTATTGCTTTGTAATGAACCTAATATCTTTATCTCCTCGTTACTTGCAAGTGATAGTTTTTTAAATAGTTGCGCAGTCTGTTCTGTATTCAATCCATTTAATGATGTTGCAAATTTCTTTACAAATTCTGCGGGGTCTGTAGCCAACAAAGCATTAGCCTCATTAACTGTTATCTTCATTTGAGCCGCAAATGCTGGTAAATTTCTGCTTGCATCTAATAAGAAATTGCTAAATCCACTCGCTCCAATCTCCGCATTTACGCCCATTTCCTCAAAGAATGTGCCTAACGCCAATGTAGATTGAATAGACGGCTTCATTGCATCGGGTAACGCGCCTATACGCAAAGCAAAGTCATTAATGTTCATAGAAGTACCTGCGCCCTGTGCGCCCAACTCATTAATAGCTGAACCTGCACGCTTGATACTTTCAGCCCATGTCATACCCCTACTTTCTTTGAACAATTTACCTAACTTACCTACACTGGTAATAGCTTGCTCAATGCCGCCGCCATAATCCTTAGCTAATGCCACGCCAAACTCATCGCCCGCCTGAACAAACGATAATAGTTCATTTTTAGCAACGCCCAACTGGCCGCCAATCTCACCTATTTTTAATAAGTCGTCTATACTTGTACGGGTACTATTACCCATCTTCATTATAGACTGTCCAAACGTTTCTAACTCCTTATCCGCTAATCCTGTAGTTTTGCCTACATCGACAAGTTTATCCTCAAACTCTATTGCCTTATTAACCGCCAATCCCATAGGTGCAACAATAGCCAATCCTATCGGGGCTAACTGATTGCCTATTTTCATAGCCCTATCACTCACCCGCGACATTGATCGCTCTAAGTTGGCAATCTGAGTGCTACCTACCCCACCCGCTGCACCTAACCCGCGCAATGACTGCGTAATGTTCCGTATGGGGGCGGTCATTCGGTCAACTGCGGTAAATATAGTAGGTATTATATTAGGTGTAGCCATGTTATTTTTTCTTTTTACTTTGCCTTATAGCCTCATAGTAATATACTAAAATACCTTTATAATCAATCGCATCTAAAAAAAGCCCGCCAACATCGGCAGGCTTCCATTCCATGTAATTAATAACAGATAAACAGATATTACTAAGGCTTTCGCGTGCAATCTTTTTATCCCCGCCAATCAATTGAATATAATCGGCTTCGTTCTTGCTCCCTGTTCTTGCTATGCTAAAAAAAGGGGGGCAATAAAAGCAATCACTCGCAAATCACTCGCCTGTATGCTGTCAAATAAATTAGCTGGCTTATTAGCTAAGAAACCCGCAATCATTTTAGTTTGTTGCGTTTCGTTCTTTTCTTTCTGTATAGACTCAAATTGAGATACAGTAAGACGGGGCGAATACACAATTTCAGTTAAATATGGTTGTCCTGTCTTTTGGTCAAGTATTGGCATTGTTAGCTTATGCGTCAACTCAAACGAAGTATTATCTATCATAATGCGCCCAAACTGCACGCACTCAATAAAGAAATCTATGTTCGGTTGATTAGCTTCTTTAACGCTCGGCAAAATGCCTTTATAATCCAACCATTGCTCAACCTCTGCGGCGGCTGCTTCTTTACCTACTACTTCCTTAGCCATTTGTTTTGTTTGATTTGTTTACTTATATCTGAACCAATATACCGCCGCCCATCATGGTAATACTGATTGTATTATCCTTAAAAGACGCGGCAAAATCGCCAACTATCTTGCCCGTACCTGCATATCTTACGCCATTTATCCACGTTATAACCCAATCCTGCTCATTAACAGTATTGGTAAACGCCTGACCTTTTTCAAGTTCCTGCCTTGTGGTCTTAATTGGGTCATAAACTCCTGTGCAAGTTATTTTCCACGGCTTAACCTGCATTGTATTAATGAAGGTTGCCGATGTGTCTATATTGGTATCGCTATCCGATGTTTTACGACCGCCCATATCAATAGTGGCATCTTCGCCCGCTTTCATGAATATGCGCAATTGTCCTAAATTTGGGTCTATGCCGTTTATCTCGACTAAATCACCACCTGAAACTGCCATTTTGTATAAGTTTGAATGTTATAAAATTAGTTATTGAACCCTGCAAAGGCGTTAACAGATACCTGACGTACTATACCGCTGCGCTTGTAATTAAAAGAAATATCAAACCTGTTCTGGTTTGTTCCGTTAATCTCAACCACAATGCTATCTTTTGTAAATCCTGCATCGCTTATCAAACCTTCCAAAACCCACAATTTAGCAAGAGAGTAGATTTTACCCTTAATGTCTTTAGGTTTGATGCAATCTACGTCTACAATGTCGTCATCGTTGGCTATCTGTTTGTTTACTACGCTGTCATTCAGCATTAGTAAGAACTGGAATTTAATGTTCCAATCTTTGATAAGGTCTGAACGATAACGGAATGATGGCGGGTATTCGCCTACAGGATGGTAAGTTGTAACAGGGTCTTGCACACGATATGAACCGTCAACAATTAGCGCAGTACTCATACCTTTTTGTACAACCGCCTCTCTAACCGTCCATGATTGTTCCGCTGGTATGCTTGTAGGCAATGGCGCGGGTACATCTGTAAGCGGTATGTCTTGGCTGTCAATGTTTGGCGTATTGTTAGCGATATTAGCGGCTGCAATACAATCGGCTGTAGCTACTTCTATGCTATAACCCAATGACATTGGCGCGGGGCTGCCTGTTATCGTACATTCAGCAAGTTGCGCCTCGGTTATTACTGCATCTGCTGTCGCTGTCGTAGTGTCCAAAACGCTACCCGTAAACGCCATAAAAGGGCGGAATACATTAGGCGTATAGTTTCCTGTACGTGTGTTAGGGTTACCGTTTATAGTTGTCAATGCGTCAATTACGCCGCTTGATACAAAACCCAAACCGTTAATAACCATTGTAGTCCATGCGCTGCCTAAATTCAACCCTGACAGTGAAGCTGTGCCGCTACCTGCTGTTGTTTCGGCTACTGCATAGCTTATACCTGCTGCATTGCCGTTAGTTTCAACATGAAAGTTAGTTTCCTGCGCTGTTAAGCCCTTCCATTTGGTTGTTGTAGTAACTACTCCTGCGGTATTTGCCGCCGTAACAGGACAACCCAAAACCGAATTAATAGCGTTCTTTATTTTTACCGCTATTGCCGTTACTGTATCGCCAACCGCTACCGTAAAATTGTAGCTGCCGCCCTCTAATCCGTTACGACCTGTTACATACAATGTATGGGTAACATTTGCCGTAACTGTGCCTGTAACTGTTATAGTTTGAACGTTTGCGGTCGCTCCTGCTGCCTCCAATATAGGGTAAAACCATACAGGTATGCCCGGTACTGCTGAACCTGTGTTAGCGGGGAACAACATACGCGCCGCTTGATGCGCTGGTGAGCCATAGCCCGCCAATGCGCCTACTTGCTGCGCTGATGTAATTTCGACCGCCGCTGTAGATGCACCCTGATTTAGTGTATTCAATTCCGCAACTAAGGCGATACGCTGCGGCAAATATGGTAATTTCTTACCAAAATTAGCCTTATTGACTGCGTAGCCTACTACGCGCGATATAGAGGATAAACTAACTGGAGGTAATGCCATGACTTTTTAATTTATGGCAAATCTAAACTATCAATTTAGCCTACGCATTTAATATAAAATATTTTTGCGCAATTATATCCCTACACTTGCATAATAATCGCACACTTCCTTGCAGAAATTAGCCCATGAATAGTCCTTTAGACCGTATCTTTTGCTGATTAATTCGATATGCACATCACGGATAGCCATATTGTAGAGATAACAGTCCCATTGGTGGTTTTGGCTATTGCTTGCTACTTTCTCCCACTTAACCTGTGCGCCCGTTTTGGTCTTATTTTCGCCTATAACCCTATGTTCACTCTGAAAATGGCTATAAAAGTTAAGCCATTCATATAATCCGCCTTCTGAACGGGGGAAATTCATAAATCCAGTTGGCTGTGGGTCTGTGCCGTTCCAATTTAGCTGCATATTAGTTGCCGCGCGGTCTTTTAGTACTCCTGTTTCTAATATCCATAAGTGATCGCGCTCTTTACCCTGTCTAAATATGGGCATATCGCGCGATTCGATAAAATACTGTTCATCTGCCCGCCCTTTTACGCCTTGTACAAAAAACGGGTCTGTATTATTCATTTTTTCGATGAAATTATACACCAAATTTTTGTAAGTATTGCCCGTATCAACCGCTGCTATCATTACGGGCTGTTTGCGCGGCTTATCTGCATCTACATCGAACTGGGTTTTCAATATGCGCTCAAATTCCGGCCATACGCTATTCTTGCAATTCTCCTCATAAGTCCAAACCTCTCTATCTGCATAAACATCACTATCCTTGCGTATTACGGCGGGTACAAAGGTGCCTATACTTCCATGCCCGATATTATAACATGCGCCACTTTCTGCCCATGCCACAAACTGATAATCTAACCTTGCATCTTCAACTGTACCGTTTAAATCCGCGCCACATGTAATCATAATAATTCTACCGTTGCCATCACGTAACGACATCCGTTCTGGTACTACTCCAATCTTATAATTTCTTACATTCTCTTGTAGCTTATCGGCTTTAGGGGCTGCACCACTTGCCGCGTAACTTTGCCCTAATACAAGATTGTAAAATACTTTTAAATCGCCATCATTCGGTTGACCATCGGGATGCGCTGCCAACCAACGACTAACGAGCAATTCCCAACTATTCATGCCGGGCGTTGCGTACAATGTGGACAAATGATAAGACCTCATTTGTATATCTCGCGGCGATTGTGAAGGTATCCACATGCCCGCCAAATTAAACTCCCATTTGTTTTTATCGGTAAAAAACCCCGCGCAACTTTGACAGATATAACCAACTGAACCGCGTATTAAATTCCCCTGATTATCTACTTTCCAAAATATACCCGCCTTGTCGTCTGTGCCTTCGATTGAAACGCTCCATTCTAATTTAATAGCTGTGCCGCAACATGGGCATGGGATATGGTAATAACGTTTATCGCCGCTTTCAAATAGCGTTTCTATTATACTTGCGCCCTTTGTTTCTGGAGTAGATACCCATAATATTTTCCTGTCATCACCGTAACTGTTAGCCCTTGCGCGGATCATTTCAATAGTACTACCCGATTCTTTAGAACCCAACTTTGCCGCTTCTATGTCATCGGCAATTATCAAACCCCACGTTCTCTGCCTTAGTATCTTGTGGTTTGTAGCTGAACCACTAACGAGGCTACCCATCGGGAACTCTTTGCTTTTGTTGGTATCTCCTGAACGTGAATTTCTTACGCGCATACTATTTGCCCGTATAAGGTGTCGCAACCCTGCGTTATCTATCGCGCTATCTAATTTCACAATAGACTCCTCACTCAAATCGCTATGCCCTGTAAGATAACCCATTTCGAGAGGGTTCTCGCTGATATAATACGCAATGATAGGCTCCACTATTGTCTTAGTCTTGCCCCACTGTGCGCCCGCCATTAGCGTTATTTCAGGCACTCCACTATACGGGCTTAATGCGTCTAATATCTCTCGGCTGTAGGGTGTACGGTCAAGAGATAGCCGCCCCTGAAATTTACCCGTTGTAATCCTCATTCTTTCCTCTGCCCATACTGACGGCTTTTTATTGCTGTATGTATGTATGGACGCGTCTATAATTTGTTGTAGCTGCTGTTCGTAATCTATCATTTTGTTTTGTTTGATTGCTATAAACAAATATAGCCCAATTAAGGGCTATATAAGACAGGTTAATAATAATTATTAGTATTGGTTCCAGTTCCAAAATGCGTTAATCTTGGCCGTGTCGGCTGTTGTAACTTTCAATCTGTAATATTTTTGGTACGCTTCCGATACATTCATAGTGGCTACGGTTGCAGTGGTTGTACTTGTTGGGGTTACTGTCTGTACAGATACGCTCGGTACAGTAATCCAACCGTTAACGCCATTAGGCGACTGCTCCAGTGTCAATACCGTAGTAGGACTATTAACTGCGCCTTTGTAAGCATTAGCAGTTATAGACAATGTACCGCGACCGCTCAAACCCAACGTATAAGGTACAGGCGTAAAACTTGAACCTTTGTACTTGAGAATACGCGCACTGTCGTATTTATATTGCCCCATCACATCCCAAAACGCCAATGACAAATAAGCGGTCGTGCCTTTAACTGTGTCCAATTTTGTGCAAGCATCCACATTAGAGGCGTTAACAGTACCGTAATAGCCGTTTGCAGTATTCCACAACTGACCGTAACGAGATTGCGCAAATGACGTTGAAGCCATTAACAAAAGCATGGCGATTAGTCCAATCGCTGCCTTAAAGCCCTTAGGGCGTAATACGTCTACTTTAGATTTTTTCATCTTTTTAGAAATTTTTTGTAAACTTATAATCTTTTTTTGGTATTGCAAAAAATGATTGTTAAATTATTCGCCGTCTAAGTTTTCGAGCGTTACAGGGTGCCTGTCTTTTACGTGTGCGAAATACCTAAATGGCGCAACTTTCTCAACTTTTTTAGGTGCTTGTGCGTTATTCCTGTTTATATGCTTGCGGTGTTTACTCATGATTATGATTTTTCGCCTTTACCTCTTGCAATACTAAACTCTGAAATGATATTTTTTATTTCTTTCTTAACTAATTCTCCGCCGCTTTTAATAGCTTCGTTCAATTCAAATATTACGCTATCCCTGTATCTGCCCGTCTGCTCTGTACTTAATCCCTCTTGTGCGCTGATATTAGTAATAACGTTGTTAACTGCGTTTTTCATCGTGCTGCTAATGTTCTTGCTAAATGTTAATACCAATGACATCACCAACTCAACGGGTATTACATCGCCCGCCATCTTTTCCTCTTTCAGCTTAAGGATAGCAACTTCCTTTTCTAACTTTTCCAGCTTCTTTTGCGCGGTCTCCTCAATAACCTTTGCTATGTCTATATCCTCATCGGTTGCTGTTGATGTTTGCTTGCGCCCTTGTGTAAACCCTAACGATTCGACCGGCGGCATAGCTGTCCCATCCTTTACCGATTTTTCTTTTAAGAACGCCCGCCTATCTTCGACAAACTTTTTATTAAGTAAATTCTCGCTATCAATTAGACCATCCTCATTTAAATAAACCTTCTTG